CAAAACTTACCGATGTCACTTTATTCCAACTTTGTAGAAGATGTAATAAATCATAAGGCGGTATATCCTGTTGTAGATAATATAGAGGACTTAATAACTAAAGCATTTTTTTCACAGAGAGGGTCTAAATCAGCGGTAGTATATCCGATAAAAAAAGGTTCGGAATTTATTGCCATTGTAGGTTTTGAATGGACCCATAAGCCAGAAAAATTGGATAATATATTTTCCAAGATTGAGGCAGACGTAAAATCTATGGGAGACACCCTTTCTAAATTATTATAGGAGCCATTATGAGTTCTGAACATAACGAGGAAACAGATAATAGAGAACATTTGTTGAGTGAAGAAGAAAGTTCGAGTCTAAATACATCGGGAATAAAAAAAGGAAGAAAAACTATAAAAAATAAAATACAGTTTCAATTAACATTGAACGAAGAACAAAAGAGAATAAAAGCCGATGCTCTTCGTGATGATATTTCGGTATTTGTTGGTAAAGCTGGTTCGGGAAAAACATTGTTAGCAACACAAATTGCTCTTGAATGTTTTTTTTATCGCGAAGTTGAAAAAATAATAATTACAAGACCAACTGTGTCTAACGAAGATTTGGGATTTCTTCCTGGTAATATAAAAGAAAAAATGGATCCTTGGTTGTCTCCTATACAGGCGAATATGTTTCAACTGTATCATAAAGAAAAAATTGAAAAGTTAATGGTTGAAGATAAAATAGAAATTGCTCCTATTTCATTTCTTCGTGGTAGAACATTTGTAAATGCCTGTGTTATTGTTGATGAATCGCAGAATGTAACAAAGGCACAGATGGAAATGATATTATCTCGTTTAGGTATCAATTCAAAGATGATGCTAACTGGTGATATATCACAGATAGATTTGAAACAGAAAAAAGATTCCGGTCTTCCATATTTATTCAATATGAAAGATAAGATACAAGGATTGGGGGTTTATGAATTAAAAACAAATCACCGTCATCCTATTGTTGATGATATATTAAAGTATTTTGAAGAAACAAAATCCGAGAGATAAATGACCGAAATTCCTATTTGGCCTGGTAGTTCAAGTTTTACAACTGGAAGCACACCGTTTGGAACATTTGATAATGATGTTGATTTTCAAACAGAAGCCGATCCTTTTGCTGATTGGTGTGCTAAAAGATTGGGTTATCCACTTGTGGATGTAGAATTACAAGATGTTAATTTTTATACTTGTTTTGAAGAAGCAGTTTATGAGTATTCATATCACGTTAATCAATTTAACATACAACAAAATCTTTTAAGTTTAATGGGTTCATCAACTGATTCAAATGTTACACAAAGAAATATATCTACCAATATGGGTGGTATGATACAACTTGCAACAGAATATGGTAGTGAAACTTTTACAAATGGAAACGTTGCTTTTTATTCATCATCTATTGACATAAAAACAGGACAACAGAAATACAATTTAGATGCATTGATTCGTAATGTAAAAACTCCAACCGGCTCCATTGAGATAAAAAGAGTTCATCATTATTCTCCACCAGCTTCAATGAGATTTTATGATCCATATTTAGGTAATCAGGCAATGCTTGATACATTTGGATTTGGTGCATATTCTACCGGTGTATCATTTATGTTGATGCCGATGTATGCCGATTTACTTCGTGTTCAAGCGATTGAATTTAATGACATGATGCGTAAATCTGCATTTACATTTGAACTGATAAACAATGAACTTCGTATATTTCCAGTTCCAACAAAGGATTACAAACTATGGATTGAATATATTGTAAAAGAAGAAAGGAGTAATCCACTAAAATATCCAAACGGACAAGTTTCAGATATGTCAAATGCTCCTTATGATTTTATGACATATTCACAAATAAATTCGGTTGGTAAAAGTTGGATATATTCATTCGGACTTGCATTGACAAAAGAAATGCTAGGTTATGTCAGAGGTAAATACGGAAGTATACCTATTCCAAACGGTGAAACAACGTTGAATGCATCTGATTTATTGAGTGCAGCTGGAACAGAAAAACAGACATTGGTTGATCAATTAAGAACCATGTTAGATACAATGACCCGATCAAAATTATTAGAGGCAAAAAGATTGGAAACAGAGGCACTTGCTGCTAGTCTAAACGGAACACCTTTAGCAATTTACATAGGATAATAAAATGCCATTATTTCACGGACAAAGAGATGCCGGACTTGTTCACAGATTTAATATGGAACTGATAGCTGATATAATAGATACAGAAGTTGCTGTCTATAAACTTTCCATTGAAAATACAAAAACAAATTTGTATAACGAATCGGATAAAAAAGTATATCATAGTCCTGTTAAAATACCCGCATTGATAGATTATCAAGCACAAACTTATGAGGGAACTGAATTTGGTCAAGATTTCCAACAAGCTGCTACATTTGCATTTATACGAGAATTTTTGAAAGATGTTGAAATTTTCATCGAAGTTGGTGACGTTGTAGAATACAATGGAGAATGGTGGGAAATAGATGGTGTTCAAGAAAATCAGTTTTTCGGTGGTAAAAATCCAGATTATTCTTTTGCTACTGAAAGATGGGGGCACAATGTTTCCATAGTTGCAACATCTCACTTAACAAGACGTTCAAGAATACACATCGAAGAATTTAGACCGGCAATAACAACAGATCACAATGATATTCCGAGTAACATATAATGTTTAATTCTGCAAAATATAGAAAACCGCCAATAAGAAGAACTCGTGATTCTTTTATTGACGATGTTCGATCAGAACAAAATCAAAGACAAGATTTAGGTAAAGGGCGGTCATTGCAAACTCGTAGAGATAAAGATAAAACTCGTAGTGTTTCGATTACACTTTACGATATAGATTTTTCTGTTAAGTCGTTTATTGATCAAAAAATGATGCTTCGTGTAGAAGATAACGGTGAATCTATTGTTGTTCCTGTTATTTATGCAAATTCCGAAAAATGGGCATCAATACAAAAAGACGGTTTCTTAAAAGATAAGAAAGGCAAAACGATAATACCATTGATAACATTCAGAAGATCTGCAGTTTCTATAAAGCCAGAAATGCGTAGAAACAAAGTTGCATCAACAAAACAACTTTACTATGTTATGCAACATAGATACAATAGAATGACTCCATATGACAAATTTACTACTCAATACGAAAGAAAACCATCGTATGAGTATTATCTAACTCCTATGCCCGATTTTGTTGATGTTACTTATGATTTTATAGTTTGGTGTGAATATCAAAATCAGTTAAACCATATTCTTGAACAATTTGTTCATTTCAATGGCCAGGCATTTGGTGATAAGAATTACTATAAGTTCTCAACATATATGGATTCAATGACTATTGAGGACAACAACACAACTGGTCAAGACCGCGTAGTTCGTTCTTCTTTTCAATTAACTGTTCATGGATATTTGATACCAAAGGATGTTGGTGCAGATACAACAACAAAACGAGTTATTAGTGCTAATAAAATAAGATTTGTTTCTGAAATGTTCGGTGACATTAACTCGATGATGAATCCAGATAATGTAAATTACTATGGAACTACTAATGATTTGAATGCTAGATTGAGAGGTGCAGGTCAAGCTGGTGCAGATAGGGGTAGATTCGGAAATGGTAACGATGATGGATCTGATTCACTTGCTGAATTTAGACGCCGGGTTGCTCACATGGTGGATATATCACTATCTAGATCTGCAGATGTTTATACATTTGAAATAGATGAAACTGATTAAAAACACATTTAGAGATTTTACAAGCATATTTATATGAGTTATATTTTACAATTTTAAGTGAGGTTTTATATGGCAGAGAATGCTGAAAACACAGTTGTTGAAAAGGAATTTGAACAGGAAGATATTGATACTGTCAAATCATTACAATCCGGTTATGCAAGAACTACTGCACAAATTGGACAAGTGGAAATAGAATTACATTTGTTGAATAAAAGATTAGATCAAATGAAAAATTTAAGAGAACGCTTGTTTAATGAATATACTGAGTTACAAACAAAAGAAAGCGACTTGGTAAAAACACTAAATGAAAAATATGGCGATGGTGTTTTAGATCTAGATTCTGGTAAATTTATTGCATCTAAATCATAATTTTGATTTTTTTGCTTTATATTTATATGAAGAATTTGATTCATTCTATAATTTTATGGAGATAATAAGTGGCTAATGAAAGAATTGTAAGTCCTGGAGTGTTTACCAATGAAATGGATCTTTCGTTCCTCCCACAAGGAATTGGAAACATTGGTGCTGCTCTACTTGGACCAACGCTTAAAGGACCGGCTTTTGTGCCTACATTGGTGAATAGTTTTGGTGATTTTGTTACTCATTTCGGTAATACATATGAACAATCATACTTACCATATACAGCGAAAAACTATCTTAACAATGCGGGTAGTGCAACAATAGTTCGTGTTCTTGGATCTGGTGGTTACTCTCTTAAACATCCAGTTGCAATAGTTGCTACTGGTTCTTGGGGTAAATCACTTATTTCATTTTTACATCCAACATTTGTTGTAACAACACCTGATGCAACATCTTTGTTTGAAAAAACAATAGTATCATCAAACAATAGTGGTAGTTTTGTTATTGCATTGTCAGGTTCATTCACAACAGATCAATCTGCATTTACAAATGCTGTTGATCAAAATGGAAGTACATTTAGTGCATCAATAAATCCGGAATCTACTGCATATATTGGAGATTTATACGGCTATAATCCTTATGGAACAAATGCCGTTTACAACTATGTAAACTTTAAGAAACAGGCATCCGCTTCACTTGCTTTAGATGCTGCAACAACAATTATGATTGAAACCGGCTCTGCAGGTTCTCCTTGGGACTTTACAACTGATTATTTGGCGGCTTCTACTCCTTGGATAACATCACAAAGAATTGGTGATAGAACAACTGATTTGTTTAAGTTCCACACTATTTCTCATGGTGTTCATTCTAATTATGAAGTAAAAGTTGGTATTGCAAACATTCGTCCTGCAGGAACAATCGCAGGTTCTGAATACGGTGATTTTGATGTTATTGTTAGATTTGTTGATCAATCTAAACTTCCACAAACACCATTCACATATGAAGATGAAGATTTGCGTCCAAATGTAATTGAATCATTTAAGTGTAATCTTGATCCAAATTCACCAAAATTTATTTCAAGAGTTGTTGGTGATAGATTCATAACAATTACCGATGAAGGTAAAGTTGTTGTTAATGGTGATTATTCTAATAAATCAAAATATATTCGTGTTGAAACAACGGAGGCAGTAACAAACGGTGGTGTGTCTCCAAACTTGGTTCCATTCGGATTCCGTGCTTTATATTCACCAATTCCAACACAATTTACTCAACCATCTGCTGCTACATATGTTGTAGACCAAACAGCCGGTGGTGCATATAACAGACGAGTATATTGGGGATTCAGCTATGACTTTACAAATACTGATAACTTTAATTACTTGCGTCCACTTCCCATAACAGATAATGCTACAACTGGAAGTAATGTAGATTTCTATTTGGGTAATTATCAACAAAATCCTGGTGCGAGTTTTCCATCAAGTGCTGTTGCTTATAGTTCATCCATCGACTTAACTACAAATACTGCACTTGATTCTCGTAAATTTATTGTGCCACTTCAAGGTGGGTTTGATGGTCATAAGCCAAATCTTCAAAAGAAATTGGGAACATATATTGAAGCCGGAAATACACAAGGATTTGATATATCAAATTCAAATGCAGACGGATATACTTCTTACAAGAAAGCGGTTGATACCATTTCAAATGCAGATGAATTTGATATTAACATGATAGTAACACCCGGTGTTCTTCATTCATTACACTCTGCGATAACAAATTATACAAAAGATATGTGTGAGGACAGAGGTGATGCTTTTTATGTGATGGATTCAGTCGGCTATAATGATAATATCTCAACTGCTGTTGCAACAACAGAAGGATTTGATAGTAACTATACTGCTACTTATTATCCTTGGGTTAAGATTCTTGATTTTGACAGAAACAAACCGATTTGGGTTCCCCCATCTGTTGTTCTTCCTGGTGTCATTGCATTCAATGATCGTGTTGCTGCAGAATGGTTTGCTCCTGCTGGTTTGAATCGTGGTGGTTTGACAGAGGTAGTTGAAGTTAAATCTCGTTTGACTCATGCTGAACGCGATACACTTTATGAGGCACGAATCAATCCTATTGCAGTGTTCCCATCAACAGGAGTTTGTGTTTGGGGTCAAAAAACATTGCAAGGTCGCCCATCTGCTCTTGACCGTATAAATGTTCGCCGTCTCTTGATTGCTGCTAAGAAATTCATTGCTTCTTCCACAAGATACCTTGTGTTTGAACAAAACACTTCACAAACACGCTCAAGATTCTTGAACATTGTAACACCATACTTGGAATCAATTCAACAACGTCAAGGTTTGTATGCTTTCCGTGTTATCATGGATGAAAGTAATAACACTCCTGATATTATTGACCGCAACATCTTATACGGCCAGTTGTTCTTACAACCAGCCAAGACTGCTGAATTTGTCATACTTGACTTTAATATCCAGTCTACTGGTGCTGCTTTCCCTGGTGCTTAATTGATATGAGTGGGGAGTTGAAATATACTCCCCATATTTTTTTCAAAGTTGTATATTTATCTAGGAAGATATTTTTAATTTGGAGATATAAATGGCTGAATTACTCGATCCCAATGAAATTTTTTTCACACCGTTTGAGCCAAAATTACAGAATCGCTTTATCATGTATATTGAAGGCGTTCCTGCATATTTGGTAAAAGGTGCTGGTAGACCAAACATTAGTTTCAATCCAATCACACTTGACCACATCAACGTCAAACGTAAAGTAAAGGGAAAGGGTGAATGGCAAGATATTTCAATAAAATTGTATGATCCTATCGTGCCTTCCGCTGCTCAGGCAACAATGGAATGGGTGCGTCTTTCACACGAATCTGTAACAGGTCGTGATGGTTATTCTGACTTCTATAAGAAAGACATAACACTTCATGTTCTCGGTCCTGTTGGTGATAAAGTTGAAGAATGGACACTTAAAGGTGCTTTCATTACTGCAACAACATTCGGTGAAATGGATTGGGCAAATGATGCTTTTGTTGAGATTTCTCTCACACTTGCATATGATTATGCTATCCTCCAATACTGATTTTATTATCATATTGAAATTGAAATAAAATACGGGTATACTGATTTTTTCGGTATACCCATATTTATATTTGTAAAATAAAACGTTTTATTACAAACAATGTTATAGGATTTAAGTTATGACAAAAATTCCAACCGGTTACAATGTAGCCAATGAAGAAGTTGTTTCGGATGCCGATATTAAGGCACAACTTTTAGCTGAACACAAACAAACTAATGTTAAAAAATCTAATTTTCCAACAGAGTTAATTCCATTGCCTTCAAAAGGTCTTTTGTATCCAGAAGGTCATCCTCTGGCAGAAGGAACTATTGAAATGAAATATATGACTGCTAGAGAAGAAGATATTTTAACATCACAAAATCTTATTAAACAAGGTGTGGTTTTAGACAAATTGTTTGAGTCTTTGATTGTTACCCCTATCAATTACAACGACTTGTATGTTGGTGACAAAAATGCAATTATGGTTGCTGCTAGAATTTTGGGATATGGAAAAGATTATACAGTTCAAATTGATGATCCTTTTTCACCCGGCAATAAACAAAATGTTACAATAGATTTAACTCAAATTGAGCACAAGGAGGTCGATTATTCGCCATTTGAGAACAGAGCAACCGAATTTGATTTTGAACTTCCACTATCTAAGAGAAATATAACTTTTAGATTTATGACACATGGATTGGAAAGACAGATTCAATCAGAGATAAAATCAATCAATAAATCAGTTATTAAGTCTGGAATTGATAGGGATTTAACAACAAGACTCAAACATATTATTACATCAGTTGATGGTGAAACTGGTAGAGTTGCTATAAATAATTTTGTTGATAATGAATTGTTTGCAGCGGATTCGAGAGCATTGAGGTCATTTATGAAGGAAATCTCACCTGATTTAGACCTATCGTTCACCTTTATTTCGGATATTACTGGTGAGGTTAAGGAGATAGACATACCCATAGAGGTATCATTTTTTTGGCCTGGCACCTGATTATAGATTAGGTTTACATGAAGAAATCTTTTCTTTATGTTATTATGGCAAAGGTGGTTTTACTTGGGATGAAGTTTACAATCTTCCAGTTCATTTGAGAAGATTCTATATCAATCAAGTTAAAAAGGCAATGGAAGAAAAGAATAAGGCAGAACACGCTGAAGTATCTAAACATAAAGTCAGTATGCCTACATTTTCAAAACCATCAACACCTAGACGATAATTTTGCGGTTTACATATTTATAGGATATGTAGACCGTTTTTATTTTATTAGTATTTGTAGAAAAACGTGGCATCAAAAGAAGACGTAAAACTTGCCTCTGAACTAAAAGATTTAACTGAAACACGAATTGAATTAGAAAAACAAATCGTTGAACAGAAAATCAAAATGGGATCGGAGGATAAAAAATCAATAGAAAATATCAAGAAACTTGTATCATTAGAAGCACTTCGTATGGATTCCGTAGAGAAGGAAGAAGAAGTGCGCAAAAAAATTCAAGATATAGAAAAGGAATCTGAAAAAAGAATAAAAGAATTTGAAAAATATGAAAAAGAATCTCTAGGCAGAATACAGGAAGAAAATAAGGGCACCGATGACCTAAATAAAAAAAATAACCAAAAAAAAGAAAATGTAAAACAGGCAAATAGATACGCTAAAGAACAAAGAGATATAACAGTAGAACTGAACTCTCACATGGGTGTATTGAATGATAAAGCAAAAGGCCATGCCGCTGTTTTATTAAAAACTGCGGGTGTTAATGATACAATCGCAGAATCTTATACAACAATAGCACATCAAATCAAAGAGGGGTATGCCGGCAGTGAAAACTTCATGTCAGTCGTGGATGAGACACGGAACATAACCAGTGATGTCTCTAAATTATATGCCGAATCTATCGATCAAACTGGTCAAATTGAAAAGGGCTCTGCAAAAATAGTAGATACTGATAAAGCTCGTCAAGATATTGCTCTAAAACGTTTCCAAATTGAAAGTGGTCAATTAGGATTGAGTGCATCAGAACAGGCAATGACATTGAAAATTCTTCGTCAAGATGAAGAAAGACTTAATACTATAGATCAACAAAATAAATACATAGAAGCACAAAACTCAAAAATGGGGATGATAAATGATATAGGAAGTAAATTGGGAACTTCTATGTCATCTTGGGTTACTAAACTACCCGGTGGTGAAAAAATTTCAAAACTTATCGGAATTGATAAAACTGCCGATAACATGAATAAGTCATTCACATCTGCCATCCAAAATGGTCTTCAAGGTAATTTCAAAACTGCTTTTGCTGAAGGCGCTAAGGGTCTTGGCAGTATGATTGCAATGGCTCCAAAACTTGTTGCCGGATTAGGATTGGGTGTATTAGCTGGTGGTTTTGGTTTATTGGCAAAAGGTGCAAAAGGAGTATTTAATGTACTGATGGAAGTTGATGGTGTCATTGCTCAAATGGGTAAAGACTTCGCCATGGGTAAAAAAGAAGCCGGTCAGTTATACCAACAAACTGTTAAAATGTCAAATGAGTTGAAGATAACTGGAATAAACTCAAAAGAAATTGCAGAGGGTATTCAAGTTGCAAGTGAGGCATTTAATGGTATAGATGTTGCATCACAGATAATGTCAGGTAACAAAGAACTCGAAGGTTTTGTAAAACAAGCGGCTGTTTTAACAAAACAATTTGGATTATCTGGTGCTGAAGTTGCAAGGATAAAAGATATAGCAACCATTACTGGAACATCAATGGATAAACTTGTAAAAGAATCCGTTGATATGGGTAAGGGTGTTATGAATGCCAAAGAATCTATGAAAGTTCTTGCAGGTATTCCAAAAGAAGTTGCTGTTGGTTTCAAAGGAGCATCCAAAGAACTTGTTGCTGCTGCTCAAAAGGCAAAATTATTAGGAACTGATCTTAAGAAAATAAAAGATATTGGTAGGGGAATGTTAGATTTGGAATCATCTCTAACTGCAGAATTTGAGGCACAGGCAATCACCGGTAAAAATATGAACTTGGATGCCGCAAGAAGATTTGCAATGGAAGGTAATATATTCGGACTACAAGAAGAATTGCTTGATAAGGCAGGTTCACTTGAAGATTTTACAAATATGAATGTCATTCAACAAGAGGCATTTGCTAAGGCAATGGGTATGTCTGTTGAAGAAATGACAGATATGCTTACTAACGCAGAAAAACTTTCAAATGCAGGTATTGATGCAGATTATGCAGAAAAATTAAGTAACATGCAATCGGCAGCTGAGCTTGAAAAGGAAATGGCCGGTGCAAAGAATCAAGAACAAAAAGATTACATTGCCCAACTTGCTGCTGAAAAACGTTCTGCTAGTTTGAAAGAATCAATGGCAGATGCTGTTGAAAAATTAAAACAAAAATTTGCTCCTGTAATAGATGCCATAGTTCAAATGGTTAGTGGATTAGAACAGGGTTCAGACAATGTTTCCATATTCCAAAAAATGTTAGACGGTATTGATATGGATGCAGTTGCGGCCGGTATAAAAGAAGCACTTCCAAAAGTAATGACAGCCGTTCAAGGATTGATTAAAAATCTTCCAAAAATAATTGAGATGATTACAGGACTGATAGGCAAATTCAGTGCAATAGCTGGTGTAGCTGGTGGTGCTTTTTCATTTTTAGGACCAACAACTGCTGGTTTAGGTGTAATGGCATTAAAAGTTGCAGGTCCTGGTGGTATAGCCGCTGGTTTTTCATTGGTAGGAAAGGGGGCAATGGGATTATTTGGAGTCATAAAAGGTCCACTTATGGATGGAGTTGGTAAGTTAGCTGGATCCGTAACGAGTGGTTTAGGTGGTGCATTTGGGAAGGTTGGTGAAAAAGCTGGTGCCCTTGGATCTAAAATAAAAGATATGGCTGCAAGTAAAGCCGGTGATATGGCCGGTGCAGGTGGTGGTAAAAAGGCAAAAATGCCAAAGGCAAAAGCCGGAAAAGGTGGCGGTGGAATGATGGATGGTATAGCGGATTTTGTTAATAAAGTAGATATGAAAAAAATGTTAATGGGTGCCGCTGCAATACTTGTTCTTGCTGCTGCATTATATGTTGTTGCTAAGGCATTGCAAGAATTTATGAAAGTAGATTGGGGTTCTATGGCTAAGGCAGGTGTTGCATTACTTGGATTAGCAGCTGTTGCAGCTTTAATGGCACAGGCAAGTGTGAATATGATAATAGGTGCCGGGGCAATGTTGGTATTGGGTGCAGCTTTATACGTAATTGGTGCAGGTTTACAGTTCTTCACAAGTATTAGTTGGGAAGATTTGGCAAAAGCCGGTGTTGCTCTTGTTGCTTTCTCTGCGATTGCAGCCGGACTAGGTTTTGCTGCTCCATTTATTATAGTTGGTGCAGCTGCTATGGTCGCTCTAGGTGCCGGTGCCTTTGCTTTTGGTGCAGGTATGAACGAAATAGTTCGTGCTCTTGTTGAATTGCAAAAACTTGGTGATTTAGATAAAGTTGGTGAAAATCTCGGCAAAGGAATGGAATCTCTTGGATCTATTTCTGATAAAGTGGATTTGAGTAAATTAGAAGATTCATTTGATGATTTGGATGATGCACTCGAAGAATTGGATTTTGAACAACTTGCTGCTTTTGGTCAATTAGGAAATTCTGCCCTAAAAGGTGCTGGTGATAATCTTGTTGCTGGTATAAACTCTCTTATGGGGATAAACAAAGGAATAGATTGGGGTGGACTTGAAGATACATTTGATGGATTAGAGGATGCATTGGATGAACTTGATTTAGATGGCATAACTGCATTTGCTAAATTAGGAGAAGAAGGAATTAAAAAAGCCGGTGTGAATTTGGTTGCAGGATTAAATTCATTTCAAAATATAGATTTGGGAATGATGACATCTGTATTGGATCAATTAAAACCAATCTTTTCTAAACTTCGAGAAAGTTTTGCTGAATTAACAGGCGGATTTTTACAATCAAATCCTTTGGAAAAACTAGCTGAAATGAAACTAGATTCTTTGCCAACTTTTGGAAAGGGAATATCGGATTTCTTAACAACCATGTCAAATCTCAAAGATGTAAGCGGACTTGATAAATTGAAGGATCAATTTGAAGTATTGGCAGATGCAATAGATGAATTGGATATAGATAAACTGAATGAACTTGCTGGTATAAAGCCAGAAGCCATGGGCAATCTAGGAAAGCTACAGGCAGTATTTCAACCAGCACAGGCAATAGAACCTCAAAGTGCAGGAGCCGGTGGTGCAGGTGGAGCAGCTGGTGCAGGTGGAGCAGCTGGTGCAGGTGGAAGTGGTGGTGTTGAAGCGAAATTAGATCAACTCATTGGATTATTCAGTTCTATTGCAAATCAACCTACTGTAATAAAATTTGGTGATAAATTTGTAGAAGAAATACGAAATACTATAAACATAAAGAAAACATATAACGTTGAAGATAATTTCGGTAGAACAGCATAATAAAAATTGAAATAAGATATTTATTCATGTATTAAAAGGATGTGTAAAGATGTCATTGGTAGACTTAAAATCTGATTTATCGAAATATAGAAGTGAGGTTTCAAAGGAGGGTAAGAGTACTCCAGATGCCTCATCTGCTACCAATGATAAAAACTTTGCAACACAACAACCAATCACGGATGGTTTATACAAAGATGCTCCCACCATAAAAAAACCAAAAGTTGTTAGTCTCACGAGTCAATTATCAAAAACAAAACTTGATGATATAAAGCAACCCAAGAAATCGGATGTTAGTAAACGATTAGGAACAACTAATCTTGACAATATAAAAAAGCCCGTAAAAACATCATTAGAAAGTAAGTTAGATTCTACTAAACTTGATGATATAGTTATACCATCGGATAAAAGAATTGGTTTGGAAGATAGATTGGCTTCAACTAAACTTGATGATATAGTTCAACTTCCAATAGAAAGTCTTTTGATAAATTCTGTTTCAGAATTTTCACCTATGATTTCTGAAAATAGAACAGCAATAGCTGGTGGAATCGGTCTTGAACAAATTGAATCAAAGTTTTCAAATATAAATCAAACTAGATTTTCCAGCAGATTGACTGAATCCGATATTGAAATAACAAGAACTACTCCTGGTGAAAACAATAATAATTCAAACACTGATATAAATAGACGACCACTTTCTTTTGAAAGAGATGGAACTAGTCCTGATATAAATGTTAATTCAAATGATGCAACAGATAATATAACCGATCCAAAAACTGTAATAAACAGAATACCACAAAGTTTTAACAGAGAGGATGAAGCTGTTGCCATAAATAAAAATATATTGTCTCCTATTGGCAATATAACAAATCCATTGATAACAATAACAAGACCGCCACAATCTTTTGATAGAACGGAAAACTTAATAGAAATATCAAAGAATCCAAATGATGCTTTAGATAACATAACAATACCAGATATAGAACCTTTGATACGTCCTTTATCTTTTGACAGACAAGAACAAGTTCCAAATATAATCACAGAAACTATACAAGAAGGTATAGTTGTCAATCCAAACATAAATGTTTTACGAGTAGAACAGGGATCAATCCATACAGGTGATGCGAGTGAATTTAATATAGATAGTTCACCTATTCGTTTCGTTGGAACGTCACAATTAGAAAAGATGATTGAGGATGACGATAAAGGTCCAATACGATACGAAGGACAAACTATACACGATGTTGATAATAGCCAGTTGAATCTTGTTGGTGTAACACCAACATTTCCTGCAGGAAGACACGAGAATCCATCGGATTCTTTGTATTCTGTGTTGGGATTACAGGAAGTTAATTTCTTCTCTAATCAATTTGCAATAGGTTTTAATCAGAAACAACAATTAGGTGATAGTAAATATATCGGATTTTCACAATATGTTTGGACTGGTGGATCAGATAAAGGTCCTTTTACAAATTATTTTTCCGATAAAAATGCATTTGGATTTCAAATACGAGTTAATGCCGAAGAAACTGCATATCAACCAAATATGTCACAATTTGATTTTGCTAAAATAACTGGTGTAAATTATTTTGACGGTAATAACAATAATACTCTCGGCGGATTTAGTGTATTCACGCCGCATCAAATAACAGAATATAAAACAGAATCTTCATTTTTAGGATGGCAAGGTAATAGAGTTGGTGCTCCACAAGTGAATTTCTTTGATATAGAACTTGGTCATACGAAAAGAGGATTTAATAAATTTGCAGAACTCGGTGAGTCTGATTACATAGAAGGATCTTCTATATTTGATTATGATGGAAACAAACAAAATGCTCCGACTGTAAATTATTTCGATTTAGCAAATGCCGTTACAACAATGGGATTTCATAATTTTGCTGCATTTCAAGATTCAAAATATATTTTGGATGCATCGAATTATGTATGGAAAGGCGTTTCCATAACAGATTCTCCAGAAACTAATTATTTTGATATAATCAAAAACGTTACAACAGCAGGATTCCATAGATTTGCACAAAAATTAGACACAAAATATATCAGAGATGCATCAGATTTTGTTTGGTCAGGTGCCAGAGGAGATGCTCCAACTATAAATTATTTTGATTTGGTGACAACTCTAAACTCAACAGATGGTTTTCATTCATTTGCTGGATTGTATGATACGAAATATGTTACAGATTCATCTAGATTTACTTGGCTTGGTGTAAAAGAAGATGCTCCATTTGTAAATTATTTGGACATATCAACTAGAAATGTAATATCAGGATTTGATACATTCGTTCCTTTTTTAGAATCAAAATATAAAAAGGAATCTTCTGCTTTCACATGGAACACAGTAAGACAGGATTCTCCTGTTGTTAATTATTTTGATTTGCAAAATCAATTTACTACAATCGGATTTCATAGTTTTGCAGTATTAAACGATACAAAATACATAAAGGATTCATCTCAATTTGATTTCGATGGTAATAAACAAAATGCTCCGGCTGTAAATTATTTCGATTTACTAAGTAGATTTACAACTGCAGGATTCCATACATTTCCTATTTTCAAAGAATCAAAGTATATCAAGGATTCATCTGAATTTGATTGGGATGGTGCAAGAGTAAATGCTCCTGCTATAAATTATTTCGATTTGCAGGGAACACATACTACTGCTGGATTTTATACATTTGCACAAGAATACGATTCAAAGTATGTAAAAGAATCTTCGAGGTTTGATTGGGATGGTAATAGAGCATCTGCACCTGCTGTAAATTATTTTGATTTGCCCGGTAAATTTACAACAGAAGGTTTTCATATACTTGCTCCATTTAAGCAAACTAGATATATTCACGAATCATCTGAATTTGATTGGGATGGTCTTCGTGCAAATTCACCAGAAGTTAATTATTTTGACTTTACAGGAAAAGTAACAACTGCTGGTTTCCATAGACTTGCTGAAATATATGATTCAAAGTATGTTGAAGAATCATCTGGATTTGATTGGGATGGAACACGTGAGAAATCACCACAAGTAAATTATTTTGATTTGTCTGGTAAATTTACTACAATAGGTTTTCATAGACTTGCTGAAATATATGATTCAAAATATATCAAAGATTCATCTGAATTTACATTTGTTGGTAAGTTTCCAGAAGCCGGTATAGATTATTTTGATAAAGAAAAATTAAATCAAACAGGATTTACTCTTAATATACAACCAAAGGGAACCGGAAAACCAAATGGAACGGAGTATTTTCACGAAAGTTCATTTTATACATTCAAAGGTTCAAGACCTGGTGATCCAGTAGAATCGGTAATTGATTTCTTCCAAAATACAAATCAAACCGGTTTCACAATGGATATTAAAAGAAACGAAGGTTTGCCGGAAACTGAATATGCTACCGAATCTTCTATATTCGTTTTTCAAGGTGGTAGACCTGGTTTACAAAGTTTCTTTCCAGATGATAACCAAACTGGTTTCACTTTGGATATTATGGCAAAGGGTAGTAGCAGACCTGGAACCGAATACGATACAAATTCTTCTGACTATGGATTCAAAGCCGATAGAAGGCCACCACTACTAAATTATTTTCCAGATGATAACCAAACTGGTTTCACTTTGGATATTATGCCAAAGGGTGCTGGTAATCCTCAAACAGAATATGTAAATGAATCATCTAGATTTGGTTTTATAGGTTTGAGACCAAATGGTGTTAATTATTTTCCTGATGATAACCAAACTGGCTTTACAATAGATATAATGAGTAAAGGCAGTGGCAGACCACAAACCGAATACTCTGCAGAAACATCTCAATTTGATTGGAATGGATCAAGATTGAGTGCACCGAGTAATAATTATTTTGGTTTGTATAGAACACCAACCGGCAAAGAATACATTGATGTTCAACAAAAAAACAACACAACACAGGCGGGTAGAGGATTTCAAACTTTCTATACAGACAAAACTGTAACTAATTATGCGCCAGGATATTCTATATTATCAACAGAAAGTGGAACAAATAAAATTCGTTCTTTGGACAAACCTGTTACAAATTTCTTTGGATTTACACCATCTCAAAGAGCTGGATTTTTGCCAAAAATGACTTTAAGTGATGGAACACTTTATCCGATAATAAATCCAGAGCTTACTTACAACTTAGATGAAAATGGAAGACTTGCTATTCAAACAAGAAGATCTTCTGCTGGAATCAATACAGTTAAAGGCGAAGAATTTGCTCCATTATCTTTGGGAAAAAGACCTTGGGTTCAACAAGGAACTCTTGCTTCCTTAGAAAATCAAGTTCCGAATATCATAACAAAAGCTGCTGCTGGTTCTTACATAAACAAATATGAAAGAACTATGAAAGATACACCAGATGGTAGTTACCTTGCATCGTATGGCATACGTCAAGGGCAGATTGCAAAACAATATCAAGAATACAGAGGAACTCCTTTACAATTTAATCCAGAATTAGATTCTACTCCATTTATACTAAGGGGTATTCAAATAAAAGGTAAAACTGTAAATGAAAGATGGGGACAAAATTCTGATGCAGGGAATGTTATTTTTGGCAGAGGTGGTGGATATTCAGATCAATTTGCTGCAATTAACATTGCAGATAGAGAAAGAATAGAAAAATGGTTAGAAACACCAAAAGGAATAGCTTGGACATTATTACAAGAAGAATTGTATAAAAATAATCCATTGGTTGATAGTATAACTGCAATAGAATCTAATTCAAATTCTGCTCAAACTTCTAAAACTAGAATATACAATAAGGCATCCTTATTGAACGCAATAGAAGACAATTTGCTTAGAGGAAGAAGTTTGAGAATACGCCACGGTGAAGATGGAGAAAATCCAGAAAATTCCGATAAGTATGAATCGGTAGTTTTGAGAATGAATCCAAGTAATGATGATAAACAAAATGTTATGAATTTTCCCAGAACAGTTGCTGGAGATTCATCTACTCTCTATTCGGATTCAATTAGATCAGCACAAAATACAAAAAACATATATTCTTTCTATAAATACAATAGATTGATAGCATTGATGTCTGAATTATTACCGTCATCATTTGCACCGTTAAATTCTAAAACTGCCTCATCAATTCGTAATGCAGCTGGTAGTCCTATACTTAAAATATCACGTTTATCTGGAATGGGTGGACCAAATTCTGGAACTGATCCATCAGGAGTTACCGAAATAAGAAGGGCATCTCATCCATTTATGAAGGCATACAACACATCTGGTGTTTTACCTGAAACATATCCATCAACTGCAAAAAGAGACACTTGGTTTGGATTAAAAACAAAAGTTGGTTCAGATGGACCAACCGAAGACGGAACAGATTACACATATTCCGGAAGAATGAAACAACAAAAATCTTTAGCAGATGGTCAAACATTTGATGGCTTGATAACGGCACTTTCTTATTTATTGAGTGGATCAAAATTTGAAAACAATACACAAGAATATCCGAAAGAAGGCAACGGAAATCCAGATAACTCTGCATATATTCAACCAAATGTTTACAAGATAATAAGTGCTAGAGATCCATTCAATCCAAAATATCCATCATATGATGATAGATTAAGAGCAAATGCAGTATTTGATTCTGATAATATACCAAATTCAACACCAAATGCAACAGAACCGATATATCTAAAACCACCATCTGGTGAAGACCAACAAACAGCTCCTATAAAACAATATGCCGCTGTTTCTTACAATAAACTAAAAAAAGTTCAAAGAGGTGACGCTAATAGATTGAGAGATTACAATGATTTCCGTGCAGACATTGAAGGTGAAACCTATAAAAAGTTTTCAACTGATCCTGCTATCATGGATTACAAATCGAATAATCTTGATAATAGGTTTGGATTTGGTAAACAAGGAAAACCTGGAACGAAAAGAGACAATCCTGCAAGAAACAATGTGGTGTATACTGCAGAAGGTGCAGTATTAAAGCAAGGAACTGATTACGAATTTAGAGGGGATAGGATAAACATAATAGATTTTAAGACTTCAAATAAAGCTAATAGTTTGAGTGAAGTTGAAGATTTTGCATATGAACGCGGTAAATTCAAAAGACCTGGATTAGAAGAAGGTGAAGATTTAATAACATTTTATTTCAGTAGTGTTAATCTTAAACCAACTGCAAATTATCCGGTAGAAACAATAGTGTTTAGGGCATCATTTGATAGTATAACCGATAACCATAAACCAAGTTGGAGTCCTGTTCAATATATGGGTAGAGGGGACCCATCATATGTATTTGGATCATATGAAAGAGATACAAGTTTTGGATTCACGGTTCATATAGGATCTCGCGATGAAATGGCAGCAACATGGAGAAAACTAAATGCACTTGCATCATGGACAACTCCAGATTATAGATCTGGTCGTATGCGTGCACCATTGTGCCGTCTGAACATAGGTCATTTGTTTAGAAAAACACCTGGCTTCATAAATTCATTAACATATACATTTGATAATGCAGGTGGAACTTGGGAAACTGCAAAATTAAAAGAAGATAGAAATTACGGTAATGCAGAATCAAAACCAGGCGTATTGCAGTTGCCAAAAACAATTCAAGTTGCCGTTGGATTTACAATTATAGGCAATTATCGTCCAGAAAGAAATGGTGTGATGTATTCACTATATGATGATGCCGGTGATGGATTGGCTCCTGCAATTACATCAAACGGTGCACTTGTAAATTATTTCAGAATTGACGATGTGACAAATGATAATAACAAAGATGCTCAAAAATACTTGTTGGAAGATGATCCAAAAAGTCTTGAAAAATACGATTCAACTACGACTGATGACGAAACAAAGGCATTGGGAGATGCTGCATTGACACAAATGTATGGAAAAGTGCCATTTGAAGAAAAGAAAGATGCAGATGGAAATGTTACTTATGAATCAACTGATCCAAAATTTGGATCAAATGATACAAAGAAAGCCGAAGACGAATTTGCACAAGGATCTATAAAAGCTGCTGAGGATCTTGCAAACGAGCAGGCAGAAAAAGAGGCACAAGCTAAAATTGCAGCAGCCGGTGGTAATCCATCTCCCGGTCCACCATAATTCTAATATATTAAAAAATATGATACTACATATTTATTGATATACTAATTAGTTTTAATAGGAAATTATATGCCGAATAGATATGACCAATCCAACATAATAACTGGTGTAAAAAAATACAATTCGGATGGAACAGATAGAAAAGTTTCGAGACTTTCATCTGTTTTTTATCCAGATTTTTCTCAAAATCAAGATGTTTACATCGTTTCAAAAATGGGCGATAGACTGGATAATCTTGCATACGATTATTATGGTGATGTATCATATTGGTATGTTATTGGTATTGTAAATAATCTTGGTAGAGGAACACTTGCCGTTAAACCTGGAATAGTATTGAGAATACCTTACTATGATGATTTAACCGGTATTAGTGCATTGTTTCAACAATATAACTTTATGAGGTAACTATGGCTTGGAGTATAGGAGTAGACAATCCTTTTTTAAGATCTCCTGGTCCTGGAGCAGCAGAGACGGCTGCTCGTGGTGCATTCTATGGTGCAAAAATTAGAACAGGTGCTATTGCCGGCGGAAAGGCATCGTCTGAACCTAAACTATATTGGGTTTATGGTAAAAAAACTTGGGCAAATTGTAATGGATTGGGATTTCCTCCTGGAAAGTTGAATAACACTACGACTGGATTGCTTTCTTTATACAGTCCAAGATCTAATCTCCCATTGATGCCAGTTTTAACAGGTGTTGATACATCAAACGAAGGTGCTATGGGTTCTGTAATTAAAGCAACTGTTAGTTTTACAATGTACCCGTCATTAACTGAAAGTGGGGTTGCCATAGAAAGAATACAAAGTTCTTTTTTCAAACCTGGTGCAAATGTTTCATGCAGATTTGGTTGGTCTGCATATGCCGCTGTTGCCTGTGCTTCTCAATTTGGATTTTCAGGCAAAGTGGTAAGTTTTAGTTGGTCGGTGAACACTGATGTTTCAATTTCTGCTTCAACAAGTGTTATTGCTCCAGGTGCTATAGCAACAGGAGTTAGTGCAAATATGCAAGCAGAATCACCTGGTGCATCATATGAAGCAAAAACAGGAGCAGATGGAGCGGCAAAAGCTGCTAATGCAAATGAAAATGGTGGAGAAACTTCACCTGAAAGTCCGCTTGATGCAAAACAGGTTCCAGTTCCTGCTGCAGATTTAGGAACTGCAATAGATAATGCTATGGCAGAGTTTAATCCAATTCAAAAAAGTGGATTAGGTGAAAATGGAAGTGGAACTTCAAATGGAAATGGAAATGTAAATACTACCCCAGCCGGCGGTAAAAAAGAAGAAATTTATGGAATAGCTGCTTGGAAGGCGGAAGGAGGTGGTATGAGACATAATTTAAGATTTTGTGCAGTTGGTATTCCTTGGCAGCCCGAACCACCAGAAACCGATGAGATAACTGCCGCTGATGAAGCTTATGCTGCAGATGTTACTGGTGGAGGAGATGAGGAAGAAGAAGTCACCGATGAACAAAAAAAGAAAGAAAAAGAACTCAAAGATATAGAAGATAAAATGAAGAAATTAAATTCTGGAACAGCCGGTGAAAAACCAAAACCCATTGTTAAGAAATTTTGGTATGTTCAATTCGCTAGTATGGAAAATTATTTGAGTCCTTTATTAGGCGGTGCAACTAATGGTGAAATAAAAAAAGTTGATATTGCAAATAAAACTGACGGACATCCTGGACCAAAAGGATATATCAGTGCATACCCAATGGAAGTTATATGGCCGGATTCTGATTACGGAGGTGGTCCAGTAAATGTTGCTAAATCAATTAAGGATTCACCAATAGGCAGTATTTGGTTTAATACAGATTTTATGAAAGAAACTTGGAGAAAGTATTTCAATGAAACTAGCAACAAGACTTCACAGAAAAAACTTACACAATTTTTGAGTGAACTTGGAAAACGTGCAAATGAGGCAGCTGGTGATTATTGGCAATTATCATGCACAGTTGTTGAAAAATTTAGTTCATGTGGTTCCATCGGTGGAAGAACATCAGTTTTATCAGTAGAAGATTTCAGTTATTGTCCAGATGTTGGTGCATTTAATTTTAATGCAAGTTATGGTAGACCTATGTTAAAAAATGTTAGTGTTTCTTGTAAATCCAGCTCAACCATGGGTGCAGCTGTTATGGCTGGTGGAAATGTTGATACTCCTGGTAAACGGGGTGTAACATGGGGAGGCGGATCAGGTGATTTTATCGGTAAATTAAAAACGGCTGCTACCGAAAATGGTATAAATACTGCATGGGGAGATGCAATGAAAGCTGTATTAAAATTAAAAAAGAAAGAATCGGCCGGACATCATTCAAAGAAAAATATATTATTTCCAATAGATTTTAGCGTATCAATAGATGGATGTTCGGGATGGCAATTCAATGAGGCAGTAAATACAAATGTAAAACCACCAGGATATGGCGGTTCTAAATTTGCTATAAGTGGTATAAGTAACAAAATAGATGCATCAACTTGGGAAACATCTTTGAATGCAATGATGAGGGCTTAATGAAATGAGTGTAGACGTTAGGAAAAAGATATATTATTCTGATGATCAAATTGTAAAAAATCTTTTTACAAACGGTGGGGAATTTTCTTTATTATACGATTTTTCAGAATATGTAGGATTTTATCATAGATATACAACTGGAGAAGTTTTTACTGAACCGGAATGGGATCCGTTAAAGTCTCAAAGACTTATTAGGTTTAGAAGATTAGAGGAACAACAAAAAAGATACTATGATATAAAATTATTCAATAAGCCATCACCATCAAGACCAAAAGTAAAACGGAAAAAAAGTAACAATACAGACGAGTATTTTCGATATTCTGCTCCTAGACCTGTTAAAAGAAAATTAACTCAAAAAGAAATAGATGATGGAAAAACATATAGATATTTTGTTACAAAAAGAAATGAAAGAGAGAGAGTATTTTTTGAAATACCAACATCACAAGCAGAAACATATTTTAGTGACAGTCGAGGTATAAATCAATTTTTATATGAGATGATAACTATACCATGGAAAGTTGATGGTCCAGAATATGACATTTATGAAAACGGTATATTGAAGATGCCAGGTGTTATTGATTCAAATTTGAGAATAATAGATAGATATGCTCAAACATTTAGATTATTGAAGCAAATAGTTAGAAACCCAAGAGAATTGACGGTATATGAAAATGTTCCAACTATTAAACCG